TAAATTCAGTTGATCTCCAGGACTAGCCGCTTCTTTTTTAGCTTCTGCACCAATTAAAGCAATTTCAATATCTTTTTGTCTGTCTTTCTCACTTTCAATATTCTCCATCTCTTTTAACTGCTGCTGCATCTGCATCTGTTGTTGAGCTTGCTGTTGTTGTGCTTCTTGCTGAGCTTGTTCTAATTGTTGTTGAACTTTATCAGCTTTCTTAAGATTTTTCTTAATTTCTGTAAAGTTTTCAAGCTCTAACATCTCAGCTATATCTCCTGGTTTAGCTCCATTCTGCATCATAGCTTGTGTTAAACCTCTAATATTTTGTAATTTTTCTTGATCTTTACCAGCATCTGAAACAAATATTCCATAATTAGTTTCCATATGGTCCATAGAATCTAAGTCAAAAAAGTCTGTAGTTCCGTCAGGCATTACATACATTCCTTTTTTACCTTCTAACCACGCCTCTTTAGAATAATCTAATAATGCTTGGAAATCTCTTTGCTCCATTCTCTCAAATTTTCTAAATAAGTCTTCAGTAATATGAGCTGATTGTAATATAGCTTGTTGAGAAGATGCCTTACCTTCATATTGACCTATTTCTCCTTGCCTTTGTCTACTTACCCCAGATATTTTTTCCCATTCCTGAAGTATAGATTCTAGTAATTGTATGTATTGAGAGATAGTTTTAATAGACATATCCATAACAGATTGATGCTGTGGATTTAGTTGTACTCCCTCTTTATTATAATCTACCCAAGCAATCCCTGTGCCTTCTACATAATACATAAATTTATCCATATCCCATTTCTTAGGGATCATATTAATATCAAAAGAACCAATAATATCTTTTGACTTTGCTATAGATAATTCTAATCTATATTTATATATGTTGTAATTTAATTGATAAGGTATCCCTAATTTAACTAATGAAATATTAGATGTATTAACATCTGAATATCTTCTCCCATTAATAGGGAGTTTGCAGATAGAAGGATTATCTAAAGATATTCTTTGATTTGGAATAGGGTTTATATCTATATAATATCTCCCATCAATTCTTGTTCCTTCCCATACTTCATTTACCCATTTCCAATCTAGTTTAGCTCCTGCTTCTTTCATTTCCTTAGGTAATCTAAACCCATCTTCAATTTCTTGTTGCTCTATAGTTCCGGTTTCTGGATCTTCATATGTTAAAAATCCTATCCTTTTTCTAGATTTCCAATATACACTTACAACCTCAACTAATCTATTTCTAAAAGAATTAGCATCTTTATTAGAAGAGTTAGCATATAGAAAGGATACATCTGATTCAGAATGTCTAGGTTCTTCAAGTTCTAATACTTGTTGCTCTGATAAAGAATCATAATAATTATCTATTACTGTAGATGCATGAGCATATTTTCTTACTAATGCCCAATCACCATCTTCCACAAACTCTAAGTCTGGATCTAAATCATAATCTACATCAATAGGATTTAATACTTCATAAAAAGGTTCACCGTTTCTTACTCCTCTTCTTGTATAAGTTTCTCCAGATACTAAATAATGAAACCAAGCTTTTTGTATTTTATCATATATCTCTTGTTCTTGGAATATATAATTTAAAGATTTTTGCCCTAATTCAGCTCTAGTATCAACATAAGAACTTTCAAACAATTCCGCTACATGCTCAGGCATTGGATCCTCTTGTTGCATTTGCTCTTGAGGTATCCCCATATCTTGTCCTTGTTCTTGAACAGCTTTCATAAAATGAGTTTGTAAGTTTTTAAAGATAACTTCAGATTTAGCTTGCTCTTTAACAGAAGTAGTGTCAGCATTTTTTACTGTAACGGTATAATTGAGAGGTCTTTTAGATTTTTCCCCTAGAAGAAGATCAATTATGGGTTTGATAATGGGGTAATTACGCATTTCAGAAGGAAAGTTCTTACGAGTTTTCCCGTAAGGTTTTAATACGTATTTATAATCACCCTCATCAATTATACCATTATAGTAATCATATAACATTTTAAGTTCGTCATTTCGTTGTGAATAACCTGAACCTGAATCAGAAAGATCAATGAACGCTTCTACGCAAGCTTCTTTCCATTCTTTATTTTTTTTAGTAAACGCGAGTTTTTGTCTCGGTATCTTATCATATCCCATATTCTTGCAAATTTAACTATTTTATTTAGTACTTTTTACGAGTATAATTCTTTTTATATAGTTATTATAAATATAACATTATAAATAATCACAAATATCATATAAACCATACTTAAGAGTCAACTCTTCTCCTTCTTCTATTTTCTTTAATGTTTTTAATCTCTTATAATCATCATCTCCCTCATCTTCTATAAGTTCACAATTAGGATTTTCTGAATGATTTATAAATCCCCCTAAAGGTGTTCTAATATAATTATGTTGAAAATTTGGATCATATATATGAGTTATACCTATAACTACCTCCCCCGGAATATCTTCTTTTGCGAGGATCCCTGCTCCATGAATGTCTGATGGTCCTATTGCTAAGTACTCCGGTAGAGGGTTATAAGGTTCTTTATCTTTACATTTTTCCATTTAATAATAATTTTGATCGAACCACTTATCTGCAGCTCTGTCTTCTAATACATCTTTTACTTCTGAATTATACAATTCTCTTGTATGATACATCCCAATCATAAACGCCATAACTCGGTCAAAGTTACCTGTATGATTAAATTTAATTAATTCTGTTAATAAAGCTGGATCATAAATTTTATGCAAATTTAGTAATTGTTTTCCACTTTCATTCGTACTTCTTACAGTATTTAACCAATCTCTTATATATATTTCACCTTGACGTTTTCTTGCTTCTGTCATATGCATCCCATATTGACGTTTTACATTCTTACTCCTAAGCTCTTTTTTATCTAGCATTTCAAACTCTTCTTGAAGTTTATGTAACTTCCTATATCTTTTAGCGTATGCTATAACCTCACCTCGATCATTCTCAAATCCTATCTTACACCCATAATAATCAGCTAATAAAAATAAATTTCTATTATAATCGTCTTGTGTATGAGGCCTCCCTACATAAGAAGCTACAATAATATCATCTGGTTGTGATAAATTATTTGGTCTTTTTAATACATAGGCTGCCCCTAAAGATGTAGAATCTGCAGATTGATTTTGTCCATAAGGGTCATGACATATTACATACATATTTAAAGGTACTTGTTGTTTTTGATTTTTATATGGGGCTTCATATATAACTATAGCCCCAGTTTTATCATCATCTTTTCTATGAGGATATTTAGTTATCTGTTTTAAATCTCCGTCAATAGTAAACTTAACTTCACCTTTAGAATCATGATATAATTTTCCTACTGTTCCAACAGCTTGAAGTCCTCTAGCTTTTATTGTATTATATTGTTCTTGTAAAGATGCTATATCAAATAGATTAGCTGTTACTTGTAGAGTAGCTTCTTGAGGAGAAAAAGGATGCTCTGCTATATATTGGTCTAAAGATTTTGCATCTGCAGCACCCTTTTTCTTTTCCCTCATTTCTTTTTCATATTCTACAGCTATATCTTCTAGTGAATTTCCTTCATCATCTATAAAACCATCTAAATTTCTTTGAATTGGGATAAAATAACCACAGGTTGTTCCAAATGCTCCTTCATCCCATATATTTTCATACGACATACAATCATATGCTTCCGGGTTATAAAATATTTCTTCCATTGCTTCAAAATCTCCACCTTCTGTACCACCTGTCCCAAAAGCAATCATTAACCCTAATGTTTTTGCTCCTTGCCTCATTGTAGGCATTGTTACCTCCCAAGCTTTTAATAATCCTGGGAATGATCCAGCTTCTTCAAAAAATACTAACTCTCCTGCCTTACCCCTTACTTTATCTGGAGCATCCTTTAGAGATACCCCCATAATTTGAGATTTCATACCCATCTCAATCTCAATACCATTTATCTTTTTCTTATACCCAGACATTTTACTCATCTCTCTATCTCTTAATCTAGGTTGAGCCCATGCTGTATTATCATCTATAAAAGATAGGAACTCCCATGCTTTAGATAAGAGACCATCCCCAATTAGATATTCTTTCTGTGCTGCAAATACAAAATTCTTAGAATTTTTTACAAAGAAGTAATTACGTGCTAACATAGATCCAGCTTTATAAGAATATCCCTTTCTCCTTGCTTTAAGGACAATCATATGTCTATTCTCTGCCCTAGCTTTATCTATCTCTTGAAAATAATCCCAATCTCCATCATAGAATCTAGGGAAACTACGCTCACGTCTAGATTGTATTGTACCATCCGGTAATTCTTCGTCTATAGCTCTATCAATAGGACAATAATTTAAATAAAAGTAATGGAATCCAGTAACATGTAATTCATCTATAGAATATCCATACATACATCTCTTCTTCTCTTCATCCCAAAATTCATAATACTCTCTAGTTCCAGGTAAAGCTGATGTATAATATCCAGTCTCTAAAAATGTAAGTGCTGCAGGTCTTATCCTATTTATATCTTTGAATTTAGACATTTATTTTTAATTTTAACCAGTTTTGCACATTTCTCGTATTCTTCTACTCCTGTATAATACTCAATAACCATATCTATTATATCTGGAGATCTCCCATCTTCTTCTATTGGATTAAAAGGTAAATGAAATTGATCTGAACCATCTTTTTCAAATTCTTCATAAATATCATCTAATGTTTTTTCTCTTGTTATTAATTTATAAGCATTTTCCATTGCTTTTTCATACATTTCTAAATCTTCTAAATAATCCATAATTACATACTATATTTATTTACTTCTACACCACCTCTATTCGTGTTGGCAGCTTGTTCTTCTTTTTTAACTATATCTTCTAATCTAGTTAATCCATCTACTACTTGTCCCATTTTAGATAGATTAGCAATTAGATCTTTTGCGTGAAATATAGGTTTACCATGATCATCCATCATTTGTAGATCTATATTTCTAAAATATTTTTCTAATTTTACTATTGATTCTTTAGCTGCTTTTAATAATCTTACTGCTGAAGTTTCAATTAACTTTTCATACTTATCACACGCACCTAATACTTTAGGGGACGGTGACCATTTCTTTTTTTCTCCAAATATACTATTTTTTACTTCAATAATACGTTGATCCCACTCATATACTGAAAAAGGAGATCTATGATCTATCATAAAGTATACAAAAGCTAATTCTTCTAAAGATAAATCTTTAAATTCTATTATAGATAATGCATATACACTAGGTACAGCTTTATCATTATCAATATATATTAAATCATTTATTAAAGACATTGTTACTTATTTTAATTTCTACTTTATAGTTAGGGGGATATAATTCTTTTAATATTGTTATTCTATGATTTCCATCACTTATACAATATCTGCAGTACTTATTTGATTCAGGATCAAACTCGTTACATATATTTACTCTTATTCTTTGTAGTTGCCCATATTTTTTAAGGTGTATTTTTAGGTCGTCCCAATTATATTTAGGATCCCATCTTTTAGTTCCTCCTATGCCTGTTACTTCTGTATAATCACTTACTATATTATCATTTAGTAATTTTTTCATTCGAGTATAATCACTAGATTTAATTTCTCCTAAGTTTACTGTTAAGTAAGAATATTCTATTTTATTACGAGATATTACTTTAAATATTATTTTAAATCTTGTTATGTTCTTATATAAGCGTTTTAATTTAAACCAAAATCTATCAAATTTAACATTCTTGTCACGATAGCTCACAAAAGATAATCTAATGTGTCCAAATACTTTCCAGCAAGAATTAAGAAAATTTTTACTTAATCTCATTTTTTAATTTATTTATATGTTTAACTCTATTAGAATTTACAGAGAACTTCCCAAAATAAGGGAGTCTTATTGTTTTAAAGTTACCTTCTTTCATAATTTTTGTTACATACTTAAACTGATAATTAATAATACTTTCTATTTTACTTAATGGTAAATCATATTTATTAGCTAGATGATATATAATTTCTTTTTTATTTTTCTTCATTCTGTGGTTTCCATTTTTCTTCAGGGCAGAAGGTTGTTTTCCATTTAGCTTTATGCTCTACTAAACATCCGCAGGTCGTACACCTCATTGCATATTTATTAAAAGATGGGCACGTTTCACACGTTTCTAATCGTTCTTTGTAATCTTCTTCACTTACATTAGGGGATCCTTTAGCGATATATACTGCTAAATCCCTTGAAAAATTTTTAATCATCTGTATTATAGATGGCATTTTTTTATCTTCGTTCATGTTCTTCTATTATTATATTTAATAAATCTCCTTCACTTGTTTGTATAATTATTATGCTATGATAGTCTAATTCAAAGAAAGTATATACATACTTATTAAATCCAAACATTATTTTCTTTCAATAGTTATTTCTACTATATCTGTATCTGGATATAAAAATGGATTTAATTTATAAATATTATTATGTTTAAGTACAACACCTTTATCTTTAAATCTCTTAATATAATTATTCAAAGTATTGTAATCTTTAATTCCTACTATCCTAGACACTTCTTTTTTATTTTTAACACTACATAAATTTACTTCTTCTGTAATATTATTTACATCTATAAATGAAGATAGAATTGATAATTCCTTATCAGTGAGATTAAATATACCATTCCATAATTGTATATACTTATACGTACTATCTATATTAACTGTTATTTTTTTCTTTTTCATTTCTTTTTTCTTTATCTTTTACTAATATTTCTTTTAACTTTCTGTCACCATATATAGGTCTAGCATCAGGTTCATTTATATATTCATCAGGACTGAATATACATTTCACCTCTCTTATTAGTCCTTGTTTATCGTATTTCACAATCCATCTTCTCATAGGATATGTTTTTGTCTTTAAAAATGTTTTAATAAATGTCATTTTATAA